AATAAAATAAAATAAAATAAAATAAAATAAAATAAATATACTAAAATAAATAATATAAATAAGATAAGATACAAAAAATAAAGGAATAAAAGGGTTTAAACACATTAATTATATGATAATTATCTCTATGAGTTATACAACACAAAATGATTTATTATTAGAAACATTATTAAAATTTTATAATCAAAATGATAATTTGGATAAAATGCTAAATATTATTAGTGGTGACTCACGCATATCATTACGTATAGTTGATTGGTTTGTAACTAATTATGCAAAACAAAATTACACACTCTATAATTTAACTGATGATTATGGAAATACACGGCGTTTTAAGGTTTATCTTGATTATAAGTCTAAACTAAAGGCATATTCAAAAAAACGTTTTGATCCATTTTGTAGGTGGGAACGTATTAGTATTCCGTATAAAAATAATTCATGTATCGAAACAACTATAGGACAACTTAATTTTTTTAAATGGATATTGGATAATAAGATTGTAAAATATATTGAAGATAACTATGAATCAATTGAAAAAGACATGAATCATAGAAATAGCACTTCAAAACGAAAAGAAGCATTAAACGATAATACAAAAAAAACTAGAAAAAGAAGGGAAGAATTGTCAATATCAGCTGCTAAAAGTATTATAAAAGAAAAAGTTGAAATAGAAGTAAATTTTGGTTAATATGTTCAAAGATATAAAAGTTTAAATATATCAGTGTAAATCATATATTTAAATATATTTATGGGTAATATTGAAAGTACTCCTACTGTAAATTATGAAGATGTTCAATTATTTTTAAAAAATCCAAATCATTATATATTATTAAATACAATTGATATAACTAATCAAGAATGTCTAATTTTAAATACCTTAAAAGCGGAATATGAAGAAGAAAAAATGAATTATTATTTAAATAATAATAAATCAATAAACATAATTATTTATGGTAAAAATTCAAATGATAGCACAACATATAGCAAATATAATCAGTTGCATAAATTAGGTTTTAAATATGTATATATATATCCAGGAGGATTATTTGAATGGTTATTATTACAAGATATATATGGTAATGATAATTTTCCAACTACAAAAAAAGAATTAGATATATTAAAATATAAACCTAAAAGACAAATAGTGGGGTTACTGAAATGATATAAAATTATTAATATTTTCTAATCGCTCTTTTAGTATATCAGTATTCGAATACATGTCTATATCTCCATTTATTTCTAAACATGTAACATTTTTCATTTGTGTGTGTATCATTAATTCATGATGTCTATGACAATCTGATAAATATTCTAATTGAATAGTGTTTTCACCTATTCTGCTACGTTTTTCTATTCTTTCATAACATATTTTAGGATTTGTATTTATATATATTATTTTATTTATAGGATAATCTTTCGCAAATGTATCAAACCATTTATTATAAATTTGGTAATTAACTTCCTCTATATGATCTTCTTTATATAACATGAGGGCAAATACGTGTTTATCAGTATATAAGCATCTTTCCGTAATAAATATTTTCGCTTGAGGATTATTATCAATAGTATTTTTTATCGCGTTTAATCTAGATATATATGCCATCATTTGAAAAGAAAACGCATATTTTGTTGGTTCACGATAAAATTTTTGTAACATTGTTTTATTATCAATATCTTTGATTGTTTCCCATTCATCTACAGGTTCCTTAATAAAAGCTATATTAACATTATTTTTATATTTATTACGTAATTCTTCTAATATTGTTGATTTACCAGAACCGATATTACCTTCAATAGAAATAATAATTGGGAATGTCATTATATATATCTAATTATTTAAATAAATTATTATATTGAACTTAATTTCAATTTTTTTAAAAAAATTGAAAAAATATAATTTATTTACTAAATATTTATAAATATATATAATATGGACTTAAACCAAAGAAAGTTATCAAAGTCTGAATGGGACTCTATTGAAGTCCCCTGTTTAGATAGTGAAAAGAGTGTTTTAAACTTAATTAAAGAAGGTTATCATAATGTAGATATTAAATACAATAAACATAAATCATTATTATCATTTCTTAAAATGGAAGGAAGTGATGATATGCAGTATTATTTATATTTAACTTATTTTGCGCAAACCTTAAATAATCATAATATTAATGATCTTATTACTATACCTAATAAAAAAAAACCTACTATAAAAAAAGGAGAAAAAATTAGACTAGATAATAATAAAATAGAACGTATTAAAAAAGATGATATCTTTGAATATATATTATGCTCTATAATAGATAAATTGTTAAAATATGAAAAAGAAAATAACATTTTATGGATGAATGAATATATTAATCTTTACAAATTATCAAACTTACATATATTAAATATAAATAAATATATAATAAATTTAACTCATGAAATTATTAAGGTATATGAAAACAAACTAGATATGTTATATATCTTAGAAAACGCAGTAGACATTATTGAAAAAAATAAATTAATTTTAAAATATAGTGATTTAACATTATATCAACATCAAAAGGATTTATTTAAGCTTATGAAAAAAAATACTTTAGATGAAAATGTATATAGTAATACAACTCGTTATATTTCATATCCTAAATTGGCTTTATATATCGCACCTACTGGAACTGGAAAAACTATGACACCTATTGGTTTATCTGAGGAATATAAAATAATATTTATATGTGCCGCACGCCATGTAGGTTTAGCTTTATCTAAAGCATGTATTTCGGCTAATAAGAAAGTAGCATTTGCATTTGGATGTTCTGATATAAATGATATTAGATTACATTATTCAGCTGCAAAAGATTATAGTATTAATAAAAAAAGTGGAGGTATTGGAAAAGTAGATAATTCAAATGGATCTAAGGTTGAAATTATTATTAGTGATGTTAAATCATACTTATATGCTATGGAATACATGACTAAGTTTAATTCACCTGATGATTTATTATTATATTGGGATGAACCTACTATTGCTTTAGACTATGAAAATCATGAAATACACAATTATATACAAAAAAATTGGAGTAATAATATTATTCCCAATATTGTATTATCATCAGCTACATTACCAAAAATCCATGAAATGAGTGAAACTATTAAAGACTTTAAAAATAAATTTCATAATGGAGAAATATTAAATATAACAAGTTATGATTGTAAGAAAAGTATCCCTATTATTGATAATAATGGTCATATAGTAGTTCCTCATTATTTAAGTCAAGAATATGATACTATATTAAAAATAGTAAACCATTGTAAAAATAATTTGACTTTATTGCGTTATATGGATTTAGGTGAAATAGTTAGATTTATAGTATACGTTCAAAAAAATAACTATGTTCGTTCTAAGTATTTAGTAGAAAAACATTTTAGCACAGGTGATGATATATCTATGCAAAAAATAAAAATCTATTATCTATCTTTATTAGAGAATATTACTAACGGAAAATGGGGAGCATTATATCTTAGCTTTTGTAAAGATAAAATACAATATTTATATAAGTCTTCTACAACATTAAAAAAATATAATAGTATTGGTTTGGGAATGAATAATTCTAATTACAACCCTAGTCATATAAATAATTTACATGGTCAACCATTAAAAAAAATAAGTAGTGAACCTATATTAGATAATAAAATTAACGGAGCTATGTATATATCTACCAAAGATGCGCATACATTAACGGATGGACCTACTATATTCTTAGCTGATGATGTAGAAAAAGTAGCGAAGTTTTGTATTCAGCAAGCTAATATTCCTAGTAAAGCAATGGAAGATATTATGGCAAAAATAGAGTTTAATAACAAAATTAATGATCGTATCACAATATTAGAAAAAAAAATAGAAACCATAGAAGAAAATAACCTTAAAAAAGAATCCAATAATTCTGTAAAAGATAATAAAAAGAAAAGCGATACTAATACTACTGAAACAAAAGAAATTAAAACATTAAATAATGAAATAACAACACTCCGTTCCTTAATTAAAGTTGCCGAGTTGAATGATACATTTGTTCCAAATAAAAAATTACATTTAGATAAATGGGCATATCAATATAAAACTGAGAATGCTTATACTAGTGATATAGATGAAGATAGTATATATAAGATAATGATGTTACATGATGTTGAAGATAGTTGGAAGGTCCTATTATTAATGGGAATTGGTGTATTTACAAATCATTCTAGTAATGCATATACAGAAATAATGAAAAACTTAGCAGATAATCAAAAATTATACTTAATAATAGCTTCTAGTGATTATATATATGGAACTAATTATCAGTTTTGTCATGGATACCTAAGTAAGCAAATGTCATTAAGTCAAGAAAAAATAATTCAAGCTTTAGGAAGAATTGGGCGTAATAATATTCAACAAAGCTATTCAATACGTATTCGAGATTCTGAACAAATAAATAAAATATTCTATGAAGAAAAAGATAAAATAGAGGTAATTAATATGAATCGTTTATTTACTACCAATAGTGAATAAATATATGTAAATATATATTCAAAAATGTAAAAAATACAATTCAAATTATTTCATTTATTTTGTTTTTTATTCACGGATTTATATACACTCTTGTTAGTGATTGTATTTCTTGTCTACATACAGGGCATCTATTATTTAAATTACTTACACATCTATTACAACAACATATATGATGACATGGGTTAAATAACATATTTCTTTCGTTATCTAAACAAAGTATACAAATTAATCTATTTTCCGTGCTTTTAGGTCTAATATAGAATCCTAATTGTTCATTTAATAATTTATCCGAATATTTTTCTTGTAATGTAACATTTACTATTGGACAAAGTGCTGTTCCTTCTTCTGGAGGTATGTTTTCTTCCGTATGCTGTCCCATTTCTACTAATTCCCAATTATTTATATTAAAATAATCTATTAATTCTTCATTTATTGTATGTAAAAATTGAATTATGGTCCATCTAGTATCCACTATTATATATGTAATACTAGTTGTATATACTTCTTTTATATACACTTGAACGAAATTATTAGACATTTAAATTATTTAATCTAATAGAAAATATATTATAATATTATTCAATTTTAAAAATAATATTATAATATATATGGATAAGATTGCGTCTTTTCAATTAAGGGTTTATAATACCATTTTAATTACAACATATATTATATATTTTTTAGCATTATTTGGTATAACTCTAGTTAACCCTCTATTATTTAATAAATTAGAAAAAATAATACAAATTTATGTATCTGGGTTTTTAATATATCGTTTTAATCCTTTCAAAACTATAGCATATAATGAATTAGATCGAAAAATAGCTTTTTCTGCTGGTGTATTTTTATTTATGACTACCTCTATCAACTCTTTATTAAAATATTACATTACAAATTTTAAAACAGGTATTGACACAGATATTAAGAAGGATTTTTGAAGCATATCACCGATAACTTATTAATTTTTTAAAAAGTATAATATAATAAACATATTAAAAGTAATTAATATATTTATTTATGTCTAAAAAGATATTTATATCAACTCCTTGCTATGACGCTATGATGACTATGCAATATACTATGAGTATATTAAACTTAGTTAATATGTTAAATCAATATAAAATAGAATTTATGATTGATTTTTTGGGAAATGAAAGTTTAATAACTAGAGCTAGAAATAAATCTTTATCAAAGTTTCTCCAAACAGATTGCACACACTTATTATTTATCGATTCTGATATTGAGTTTCCTGCTCAAGCTGTTTTAGATCTATTGTTATTTAATAAAGATGTTGCATGTTGTACTTATCCAAAAAAGGGGTTTAATTGGAATAAATTTATATATTCTATGCAAAATGAAACTAGTAGTCAAGAAAATCCTGAATCTCGTGGATTAGATTTTGCTTATAATATTTGTTATGATGAAAACAATAATTTAATTAAAAATGGTGATTTTATTAAAGTAAACCATGCGGCTACAGGTTTTATGATGATAAAAAGAAGTATAGTAGAAACACTTTGTAGCAAACATCCAGAATTGGAAATAATTTCAGATGATCTATCTCAAAAAGATAAAATTAATCATGGATTATTTTGTTGTATGATTAAGAATAAAATGTATCTATCAGAGGATTATTCATTTTGTGATAGAGTAAATGAAGGAGGGGGAGAAGTATGGATAAATGTAAAACACAATTTGAATCATATTGGGAAATATAGTTTTAATAGTGATATAAAAAATAGGCAAAATTATGGACGTTCTATTGCTGAAAGACAATTTTATACCTAATGTTTTAATGTATATCATTACTATTGCTAGTTATTAAATGATGTCTTATAGTCGATCTTGGAACATATAATATATTATCATGATTGTCTTGAAATGGATAACCTCCTTGATATATTTTTTTAGTTTTTTTACCACCTTTTTTGTTGTGTTTCTTTCGTTTTTCACTTATGGATATTTGAACATTATCTTTAAATTTTTTAGATTCATTATCAAGTCTTTTTATATATTTATCATTTTTCATTTGGTCTAAAATATTTGTTAATTGTATTGGTCTTGAATAAGAATTATTTGTTTTACTTTTACTAGAACCTCCCGATCTGCGCGATATGCGCATCCATCCTCCTGTTCCTTCATTCCAGCTCCATCCTGCTCTCAATCTTGCATTAATTTCATATTGAGATATATTTTGATCTTCTAATCTGGTTCTATGATGTCTTCGTGTTCTTTCGTTTCTTCTTACATTTCTTCCTCGTCTCAACGCATTTCTTGGAGTTATAATATTAATAGGAGTAAAAGAACGATAATCTGAATAATCATCTAAACTATTATTGGATGGTGAATTACTAGTAGTACGACCTCCTTTGCGAGTTTTTTTATGATATCGTTTTTTATCTCTTCGTGTATTTCTATGTTTCGTCATAATATATACGTATATAAAAATAATTTGTATCTAAATAAATGATATTCATATTATATTTGATATAATATGATATTATAAGTTATAATAGACTAAAAAGTCAGTTTACTTAATTGGAGTAGGCAAGACCACCCATACCACTCATGATACGAAGAACGTTGTAGTTAGTGGCGTAGACACGGACCTTAGCAGTGCGTGTTCCCTCAACGGTGGCGTTGGAAAGAACAAGTTGTAAGGTGGCGTTGTCAATACGGGAGAAGTTGCATGTTCCAGATGGTTGGTGCTCTTCGGGGCGAAGGGCGAAGGAGTACACGTTGATACCAGTATCGGGTGTGCGGCTGTGGACTTGGAAAGGTTGGACTTGGTCAAAGTAGGAACCCTCACGCTCAGAGAAGCGGTCTTGTCCGTTGAGTTGAAGCTTGGCAACAACAACAGGGTTTTGTCCCCAGCAGTGCATGTCAAGGGATGTCTCGGCAAGGACGAATGTTCCAGCATCAGAGACACCAGAGTTTGTAGCTCCCTTACCTTGGTTATCCCATTGCTCTTGGGTAATACCGAGCTTAGCAAGAGCATCAGCATCGGGGACAGGTCCAGGAACACCTTGTCCTCCCATGTTGGGCTCTGTGTAAGCGTTGTCGTAAGCACCACCATGCCAGTATCCGGTGAAATCTCCGTCCATGGCACCAGCAGTCTCGAACATACCGCGGGAATCGATGAATCCATACTCACCGACAGTTGCGCTGTAAGCACCGAAAGCGTGGATAGCGTTGGGAAGAGCATCAAGAGCATCTGTGTAGTTGAAAGGTTGGGCACCAAGAAGTTTGAAAAGACTGGCATCACACAAGAGAGATGAGCAGTAATCAACGTTGGCATCAGGTTGGACAACCCAGATGAGTTCCTTGACAGGGTGGTTGAAGTTGAGCTTGATCTTGTTGGAAGAAGAACCAACAGACTCGTCTCCTGTGAATTGGAGTTGAGTGATCAAATACTCATGGGGGTTTTGTGCGAATCTGCGACGCTCGTCAGTGTCAAGGAAGACATAGTCAACGTAGAGAGAAGCAGCAACCAAAGATTGGTTATAGGCGATGGTAGCAGTAACAGGTGTTCCAATGTTGTATTGGCCTTGGACGCTGTTAGGTTTAGCACCGTCGTTGCAGCTCAAGCTGGTGACAGCCCACAAGCACTCATCGATGGGGCGAAGATCAAGGTTGATCTTAACCTCGTGGTATTGAAGAGCGATCAAGGGAAGAGCAAGACCAGGGTTGGTACAGAACCAGAATTGAAGAGGGATATAAAGAGTAGTCTCAGGAAGAGCGTTGCGAGGAGCACACACTTGACGAGGAGCATCGGAATCACAAGGTCCATCAACATCAGCGAAAGAAGGGTCGGTGATGAATGTGAGTTGTGTGGTGTTACCGATCATCTTGAAGTATCCCTTTTCTTGGCAGCAGTTGATTGTGAGTTGGTTCCAGATGTGCATCCAGTCACCATATTGGCGGTCGATACGTTGACCTCCAATCTCAACCTCAACTTGAGCGATAAGTTGCTCACCAGGGAAGTCTAACCAACGGGCATAGACAGAGTTGTTGCCGGTAGTGATACTGGCGGTGTTACCCATAAGTTGGTTGATCTCAGGAAGTGTAACTTGTAAGTAGGTGCGGTAAGCAAGATCACCATTACGGCTGATTGTGCATGTAACACGACGGCCGAAATCGGCTTGTCCGTTGAAAGTTTGTTCAATGGACTCAATAGCAAAGTTTGTGTAGCGGCGGTAAGTCACCTTCCAGAAAGTAATCTGGGGATTACCAGTAAGGTAGACGTCTTGGGCGCCATAAGCGACGAGTTGCATTAATCCTCCTCCCATTTTTATATAGTGACTAAAGAAAAAAATTTTCAGAAAAAACTAATAATTAAATAATTAATTATTAGTTTTTTTCATGTTACTTTTAATTTATTTATATTCAAATTATCTTTCATAAATGAAGCTAAATAGGAATCCAAAAATATTTCTTTTTTCTTCTCATGATTTTTGCTAAAAATATAAGAATCTTTACTTTTTTTCACAGCCCATCCATCATTTAATGCGTTATATATAAAAATCATTTTTCTTAAATGAATATTATCTATATTTATATTTTCATCTTCTGAAATATTTAGGGTTTCATGTGACATATTATTCATTAATCAATTTATAGAAAAGTATTTTGTATTTCAAACTAGATAATATATTTTAAGTAATTATTAATTAAAAAAATACAATAAAAATATATAAAGATGCCTTCATTTAAACAAAAACCACAAAAAAAAATTAAGGTCAATAAAAAAAGTTTATCAACGCTGGATACAAAACATCGAGATATTATTAATAAATTCGCTAAACAAGAATCCGAAAATATTCCTAAATTAAAACAAGAACGAGAGAATATTGTTAAAAGTCTTCAAACAGAAAAAAATCTTACAATTGAACAACAAATGAATTATAAAGATAGACTTGCAGAAATATCATCAGTATTAAAAAACCTGAAAAAGAATAAGAAAAATTATTTGTTGGATAATTCTAAATATATATTTGATTATTTTGAAAATAAGAAAAATATTTCAGATGGAAATGAAATAGTAAAAACTAATAATAAATTAAATGCTTTTTTTAAAATTAAAGACGATATTAATAATAGTGAAGAAAAGGCAAATGATAACATTTTTCAAAAGTATTTATCAAATATAGATGATTCTTATTTAGATATAAATACTTATGTAGTGGCATCTGATATTTGTCCAACATGTCATGTTGGGGAATTAATACCAGTGGTTGATGAAGGCATATTAATGTGTAATGAATGTTATAAAAATGTTCCATATTTAGTTGAAAATGATAAACCTTCTTATAAAGAACCTCCTAAAGAAGTTTGTTTCTATGCCTATAAAAAAATTAATCATTTTAAAGAAATATTGGCTCAATTTCAAGGAAAAGAAACAACCCAAATACCTCTTGAAGTTACAGAAGGTTTAAAAAATCAAATAAAAAAGGAGCGTATTAGTTATGATGATTTAACCTACTACAAATTAAAAGATTTATTAAAAAAACTAGGATACAATAAATATTATGAGCATATTAATTTTATTAAAGACAAGTTAGGCATGACACCTCCAACTTTCTCTCAAGAGTTAGAAGAAATATTATGTAATTTTTTTATGGAAATTCAATATCCATATGCCAAACATTGTCCAGATTATCGTGTAAATTTTTTGCATTATTATTATGTATTATTTAAGTTATTAGAATTATTAGAAGAATATGAATATCTGAGTGAAATACCTATGTTAAAAGATAGAGAAAAGTTATTAGAACAAGACAATATTTGGAAAAAAATTTGTCAAGATTTAGATTGGCAATTTATTGATACTATTAATGTCTAAAAAATAATATTATTAGATTAATAATATTATTTACACTATAAATGGTTTAGTAAGGGTGTAGTGGTATAAGAATGCCCATATGTACCATTATCTTAACATTTAGTAAGAAACCATAAAAAAGGGCGAACATTATACCAAGTAACATAACATTATTATCTTTTTGTAAATACCCGTATAGTATCCACAGACAATTGGCTATACAACTAAATGTTAGCCATATTGGGTCCAAATCTGTAACATCCCATGTCTTTATTACTGCTATAAGTTGAGGTAGTATTCCTATTCCTGATAAAAAATTGGCAATTATGGGTATTATTGTGTTTGCTTTTACCATTATATTATATATCTTTATTTTTTCATTTTTACTCATTATCACTTGATAAATTTAAATCTTCATCCATTTCTAAATAATGTTGTTGTGCTAAATAACGAGCTTGTGGGTTTTGAGGTCTTTGAGGTCTTTGAGATCTTTGAGATCTTTGAGGTTCTTGATTTAATCTTCTTACAAACCTATTATGAGATGCGTTAGATTCTGTAGAGCTTCTACTCGCAAAACTATCATCAAAATCAATTCCACTTAAACTTAAATCAACACTATTGTCTTCTTTTGTAGTTTCAGCACTCTCATCGGGATTTTGTCCTCCTTTAAATTTTTTTTTGCCTCCAAAAGTTATCCCCTCACCATAATCATCCCTATATTTCACAATAGGTTGACCATATGGATAGGCAACTTTTCCTAATAAAGGGTCTTCAGGTTGTAGATACATTTTTTTGTCATAATTTTCTAATATTTTTTTTTCAACTAATTGTTCTTTTTCTCTCTCCATTTCTTGTTCTTCTTTTTTATGTTTTTTTAAATCTATTTCGCATCTTTTTGCTTGTTTCTCTTTACTTGTTAATTTATTCCAATCGACTTCATTTTTCTTTTTTTCTTCCATTTCTTTTCTCAACTTCATTATAGCTTCTTTACGCTCAGCTGCTTTTTGTTCTGCTTCTCTTTCTCTTCTCAATTCCTGATCTAGTTGCATTTGTTGACGTAGTCTTTCTTCTTCCTTAATGTTTTCCAAAGTTCTGTTAGTTGGTAGTCTTAATGATAATCCCATTTGGGTAGGTATTATGTTTGTTGGACTTGGATTAGTACTTCTAATATCTATAACGCTTCTTGGACTTTTATCGGATTTACTTTTTTTTCTTTCAGGACTATTAGATCCTCCTTTACACTTTCTTTTATAAGTTTTTCTAGAGCGATACGATTTAACCCTTTTTGTATGTTTTGTTGATGTTTTTTTTGAACGTATTTTTTTGCTTTTTTTATATCCTCCGTTTTTTCTATTTTTACCTCTAAACTTAAATGATTTCATATATAATATATTTATATATAAAACTTATAATAATACAATAATATATAATTCCTATATGACTTGCTTAAAATCCTCCAGGGAACTTAACCATATTAGCACCAATACCAAATCCGGCACCAGAGCGTGTTGTTACTGCAATACTAGGGACATACATATCCAAAATACTAAATGTAGCAGCAGCAGTTAATGCAATAAATATGATTTCGTCAAAATTCATAGAGCGCTTAGGGATTGCGTAAGCTGCGATGGCAACCATAACACCTTCAACAAGGTATTTAATGACACGTTTGATAATTTCAGCAACGTCAAACATTATTTATAATAATTCTAGAGAAAAAAAAATAATGTAAAAAATAAATAATATCTAATAAAAATAGCTTAAACTTATTATCTAAATAAAATATACATGACAAGTTATTCGAAAATACCCGCTCCTTTGCCAGATGATAGTGTTCAACCGAAATCTGTTGATGTTTTGGATGAGGACAAACCTATAGCCGGGCAAAAGTTTGTTTGTGTTTCATTTTTATCTCCTGAAAAAATCTTAAAACAAAAAGATATCTATTTCTTTGAAGAGTTCCTAAATAAATGGGATTTTACCAAAAGTATGGAAAAATTTCACCAATTTATTAATTTTATTTCATTTAAATATAAGATTGAGCTTGAAGATATAATGAAAGATTTTCAAGAATTTATCCAGGATCAGCACGCTGAACTAGTGAAAAGTGGATTAGAAGATGACTATAAAACCTTTATTGATCAACATGAGCAACATTTAGAAGATAGTTTTAATAAAAAACACGACTTCCAAACGTCTACTAGAGGTTTAAAAATTCGTGGCGTATATCCGACACAAGATGAAGCCGAGCTTAGATGTAAAATGTTACGCGAAATGGATCCAAATCATGATGTATTTGTAGGACCTGTAGGTTTATGGATGCCTTGGGATCCAGAGGCTTATAAAACAGGAAAGGTTGAATATCTAGAAGAAGAATTAAATCAACTAATGCATCAAAAGAATAAAAATGAAACTTTTGCTAAAGCATCTTTTGATGAACGTGTAAAAGAAAATAAGCAAAAAGCAATTGAAAATAATATTCGTAATGCTGAAAAATCTGATTTGAAACTTACACAAGGTATAGATGAGGATGGAAACTTAATAGGCGTTAATAATATGAATACCCAAGAAGATTTCTTGAAAGAACAAGATACTATTTCATCGGCTGATATAAGAAAAGAATTGTTTGAAGGTGATAACATTATAACAGGAAAAACAGATCATGGTGTAAGTAAATTGGTAAATGATCCTTTTTCTATTAAAAAAGATGATTAAAATATAAAATTATAATAATAAATAAAATTATTATAATTTTACTATAATTTTACTATAAACACACTAATTATTGATAGTTTACCATTTAGTTTTTTTTACATTAATTTTAGGACCACCACCACGTTTTTTAATATTATTTGGATCATATTTTTCATCTTCATCATCAGAGTTCATATCTTTGGATAATTCCCAAAACTGCTTAGATCCTAATTTAAAATCATTATGACTATCTGCTTTATACCAAAATACTTGCTCGTGTAATTTGTTTGATTTGGAATTATTATTTACAACTAAACATTCATAATTTTCTGTGCATTGATCCATTACTTGACAAAAAGATTCAAATGTAGGGAACATACCAGCATAATTTTCATATATTCTTTTTCTATTTGCTATATAAGGTTCACGTAATATAAAAACATAATCAATATTTGTTCGTAATGTAGGAGGAACACCTAATGGATATTGCATGGTAATTACTAACATAATTTTCCAATGACGTCCATTCATAAAAAGCAATCTCATCATTTTATCACGTGTCCAACTTGCATCATATAAACAATCATCTAATATAACAAAAGTCCGCGGATCTATTGTTGACTTTCTATAAGTTTCTATTTCTTTTTTTATTTGCTTTAATACTGATTTTTGCCGTTTCAATATATTTTCAATAATAGATGAACTATATTCGTTGTGAATAAATAATTTAGGGACTAATTTTCCATAAAATCCATTACCTTCTTCTGTTCCAGAAATAACTACACCTATAGGTATGTCTTGATGATAATATAGTAAATCTCTCACCAAAAAACTCTTTCCTGTATCACGACGTCCAATTAATACGATTACAGGCCCTTTTGATTCATTTGGTTTAAAACTAATAGTTTTCATATCAAACTTTTTTAATTCTAAGGTCATGTTATATTAAATATATAAAAATAGTATAAAAATATTCTAAAGTATTTACGCGAGTATTAGTATTTGTAAATTAAACTATTTATATTATAAATTAGTTAAAAAAACGTTATTTAATATATTTAATATTTATATTATGAGTGAGGGGTTTATTGATTATATAAAACGAAAAAATACAGAATTGTTTAAAACATTAGAAAAAAATGTGAATATATCTAATTTACAAAACTATATTCCTTTGTATGATAAATTATTTTCCTTAAATGAAACTAATTACAATTCTATTAATTTAAATAATACATGGTATTTAAATAGTATAAAAAACTGCGACGATAAACCTAATATTTATAATTCTACTATTAAACATAAAACTTCTGGTAAAACTAAATTAAATAGTGTATTTATTAAATTTGCACCAATTATTGATCCTTTCAAATATTTACTTGGGAAATATAAAGATGATGAAGAATCTCTATTAAAATTACCTAAATATCCACAAAATGAAAATCATAGTCATGAAAAAATGAAATTATATAATAATTCTGCTTATACTGATGGATTTTTTTATTATTTAACAAGTTTATTGATAAATAAATATAGTTTTGTTCATGGAGTAAAATATTTTGGATCTTATCTAGGAATAAAAGAAAACTATACTTTTGATATACTAGATGATTTAGAATATATTCATAAATCAGATTTTTTTAAAGAAAATAGAAATAAAAAATTTAGTGTGGATGATTATGAATATTTAATATGTGATAATTCTGAACCAGATGAAAAAAAACCACCCATCAGAATATCTAGTAATAATATTTCCAATAAATCGATATCATCTTTACAATCTGATATTTTTGAAGATTTATTTATAAAAAATGAAAAAGAACTTGAAGAAAATATTAAAGATTCGGTAACGAGTCAAATATTGAATTTAGAGGATTTAACAGAATCTAATTTTAATTCATTAATGAATAAAGATACAAATAATATAACTACACTTAATTCATCGTCATCCTGTTCTTCTAGAACTTCTATCACCTCAGAGAATGAAAATAATAGTGAAAAGAGTATAAATAAAAAAAAAGATTCTATAAATAATAGTTGTAATTCCTCTGAATGTTCTTCATATGAATCATGTAGCACTTCTGAATCTTCAGAAGAAATACAAATAATGGCTACCATTCCTAAGTTTCCTATTCAATTAATTTGTATTGAAAATTGTGAAGATACATTTGATAATTATATTATGGAAAATGAGTTATCTGATGATGAATGGTTTTCAGCATTATTTCAAGTTATAATGATTCTCTTATTATATCAAAATACATTTTGCTTTACCCATAATGATCTACATACTAATAATATTATGTATAATACTACAAAAAATCAATATATTTATTATTGTTATAATAATGTATTTTATCGTGTTCCTACATATGGACGTATTTACAAAATAATAGATTATGGTAGAGCTATTTATAAATATAATGGAATTATTTTTTGTAGCGATTCTTTTAAACCTGGTGAAGATGCTGCTACACAATACAATAGTGAACCTTATTTGAATGAAAATAAACCAAGATTAGATCCTAATCCTAGCTTTGATTTATGTAGACTGGCCTGTTCTATTTATGATTATCTAATTGAGGATAATGTCAATAGTAAAACTATTAAAGAATTATCTCCTGTAGCGCAATTAATATATGATTGGTGTCAAGATGATAATAAAATTAATATATTATATAAAGCAAATGGTGATGAACGATATCCGGAATTTAAATTATATAAAATGATTGCTAGATGCGTTCATGCTCATACTCCTATAAATCAATTGAAAAGACCAGAGTTTAAACAATATCAAGTTAATAGGGATAGTATTAACGAAAATATTATCAAAAACCATCTAATAAACTTAGATATTATTCCAAATTTGAGTAAATAATTTTTTATATTTTTGAAATCTATAAAAAATTATTAAAAACCAGGAGTATCTGTAAAAGCTATTGTTCCTCCAACAGATGAACTTCCTTCTGTTAAATTAGTATCCAATTGCTCTATTAAAAAAAATGCGGCTATTACGCTAAAATATACTAGAAGCGTATCACGAATTAATAGTTTTAAAGGTTTACTCTCTTTATCAATTAATCTCATTTCAACAAACTTAAATATTATAAATACAGCTGATACAAATGCCGCTGTGGTATATGTATTCATTAATTTATAATATTAATTTCTTATTTTATATTTTACGCATTTATACTAATACTTCAATATCATTTAATAATGGATCAGGTGATAATTTAATCGAGTTATCTAATGTTTGAATTGATAAATCATTTGATGCATCTAAATCGCCAAATATTTTAATTTTATCTTTATCTTTATCTTCTTCTTCATCTTCTTCTAATGCTTGTCGTTCAATATTACGTTGTTCACTTATTTTCTCTAAACGTTCAATATCTTTCGACGCAGTTATTGCGGTCTCTATATTATTTTCATCTTTTACCATATCTATATCATTAAACGATAATGATGTTGAAGAATCTTTTGATTCAAGAGGACTTACAAGTTCAGGGAAAATATTATCATATTTTGTAATAATGGAATTACTTTCTAATTGTTTAGGTAGTTCTTCAGTTTTTAATGTTTCGGAACTATTTATATCATCACTCTTATTATCTTTATCTTCTTCTCCTATGATTGTTACTTCTCCCCCATTTTGAGAATCAATATTTTCATGAATTATTTCTTCCTTAACGTCTTCCTCTATATCTTCCTCTATACTTTCATCCATATAAGCATTCAAAATAGCTTCAATTGGAACGCCATCCCTTACTGTATTTAAAATTGCATCTTGAATTAACATTTCTAATTCTCTCATATTTTTTTGAACTAATAAAGGATTATCTATATGTTTTTCAAATAAATATACATTTGTATAGATCTTACGAGCACAATTTATATATACATTATGAATAAAGTTATCAAAATGAGGAATGTTTATATCTATTTTTTTTTGTTTCTGTCCAGCTCTTGCGACTGATAATAATTTTAATTGTATAACGTGAACACATGTAATTAAATCTTCTAAATAATTACAATTACTCTTTTCAATTATTCTATTCTTTTCATTTTCTATAATTGCTGAACTCCATTTGGGAATTCGGGAAATAAAGTTTTGAAAAGTCATTAAATACTTATTATTCTCATTATTTTTAATACAAAGTTGATTTGCTTCATCAAAAATAGATTTAAAGCCTACAATTATCTGTGGGGTCAATATTACTAACAATCGTGAACACCACTCATTCTTCGATTCGTGTAAACTAGACAAGTTAAAATCATCCATTTACATAATATGATATTTTCTATTTTTTATCTAAACTTATAACTAAAATATTTAAAATATAAACAATTAATAATTTTTCATTTCTAAATTCTAATCTTACTTTATTAAAGTTCATTAAAATATCAATACGTGTTAATTCAGATAAATTAGTCATAAACTTTGGATTTTCTATTAATTTAATAATATCTAATGCTGAATATCCTTTTTCATATATTTTACTTGATAATACACAAATTTCTTTACGTGATGGTTTAAAATTAATTAATTCTTTTTTTAACCATTCGTTTCGTTTTTGTATATCCGTTTTAAGATTTATTAGTTGAGATATATTATATGTATATAAGTTGATTGAAGTATTATTAATTACAGGTTGAGGAACATATATTTCACAAAATCTAGATAATATTGGTTTTAATAATTTATATTTATCTTCTACTATTAAGAAAAAACGTGTAGTATGACTAAAGAGTTCTATACAACGTCTTAGTGCTGATTGAGCATCTATAGTTAATTTATCAGCATTAAATAATAATATCGTTTTAAATACTCCTCCATTTTGAGAATTAATATGAGTTTTTGCGAAATGTTTTAACTCTTCCCGAATAAATTTTATTCCTTTTCCATGAGCACAATTAACATGAATTACAGAGTTTTTTATTTCACTATTATTATTATTATAAATTAATCTAATAAAATTATTCACTATTGTGCGTTTTCCATTACCTGATTCACCATGAAACATTATATGAGGAACATTATGTGAATTATAAAAATATTCTAACTTACTTATTATATCTTTATGAATATCTAATGACATTCGTTTTAATAAAATACTAAATTACTCTTAATATTATAATTTATATATATTGTAAATTAAAAATGTTATCTAATATCTAATATTGAAATTTTCAGCATTTTCTATACGTGGTAGTGGTGGTCGAGGTATACGAGAAATAATAATTAAAAGTACATGATTAAAATGAGGCATCGCAATATTAAACCCATATACTGCAATAATTGACAAAAATAAATATACTAATCCATACATAATTATATAAACTATAAGCGTTACTAAATATATTATATATGCAAATAAAGCAAAAGAATATAATACATAAATAGTTGGCATTCGTATATTATTCATAAATATTTGACCAGATGAAAGAGCAATATGTTTTACAATACATATTAAGTTGTTACATATTTTTACATAACTATTATTTTTATAATATATTATTGTAGTATTACAATATCGACATTTATCTAAGGGAACATATGTTATTGTATAACGTATAATATCATAAGGCATTTTTTTTAATTTATTACTTATTTTCAATTCTCCATAGAAAATATTTATTATAATATATATATTAAAATACATATTATATTAACTTAATTATGCTGTATTGGTCAAGCTATGTGTATATGGATTTTCTTTAAATGCGTTCAATAAATCATTTGACATTCTATCACTAGCAATTCCACTATTATACATTTGAGGTTCACGAGAAGAACCATATGTTTCTGTAGAACTTGTGTGTCTTGGCAAATTTGTAGGAACCCATTGACGTGTATTATTTCTGTCACAGTCTTTTTTCGCAACACTTATACACATATTTTCATTATATATTTGTGTATTACCTTGATTAGTTCTACTAATTAATGTGTCTTGTTTAAACTCATTATTTCTTTGTGCATTTGCTGCTTCATGACTCATATCTCCCCATCTTGTAGCAGCACCACCAGAATCGCCATAATATTCACAATTTGTAGTATCACGTTCTGTTGGAACAGGTTGTTGAGGATTCACCATATATCCAGAACCATCCTTCTGATTATTAATAAATAAATTAGGGGCGTGTAAGGTTGTTTCTTTAATAGTAGTAGGAGCCTTGTCATTTGGATTTATTACATAACTTTCTTTGACTGCTCTAGTAGCATGATTTCCATATACTCTAATATTTTCTGAAAATTCCTCACGACGTGTAGGATTTAAAATATCCATAAGTGGAGCAATAACAGCTCCAATCGCACTTCTAAATGAACTACGAATATTATCAGGTTGCTTATTAGAACCTCTGTTAGTGGCATAATTTGTATGACTAAGTTGAACACGATCATTTCCTTCATGAGTTCCACGTCCACTAGCATTTGAATGGTTGGGCTGTAAACAAGGTAATTGTTCTCTTGTAGATGGTGTATAATTTGTTGGTGCATAAGTTGCGTTTTCGGCACTAGCAATTCCAGAATAAGATTGCGTTGTTGTTGTTCTGGCTGTATCTGTTACTTCTTGTGCAGGTCTTAAAGCTGGCCCTTTTTCTGAACCAGTTGTGGTTAACCATCTGTCTTGTGTTTGGATAAAAAAACTATCTGGATTGTATTTTTCTACCTTTCCGATATTTCCACGATTTTTTACATAAGCATTCGCAGGACCTTCATGACTTTCTAAATTATATTCTATCTTAGGATTTGTGGCTACTCTTAATTCATTTACTGTCTTAGGTAACCAGTCATTACGAGCTTCTACACCAGCATTATATCCACCACTACCACTAGTAGTATATCCTTGATTTAACCCAGGCCCCACATTTTGAGTTTCAAATGGCTTGACATTATTTGATTTCATACCAGGATTTACACGTGATTGATAAAAATCACTCATATTAGGTGCGCCATGTGCGTACTGCATATTTTCTTCTGGTTTAAATAATGGTGCTTGTTCAATCTTATCAATTGTTTGAGAACCCATACCAGACATATTATCTAAAATCGTCTCAGCATTATTCATATTGTATATTTGTCCTCTAACTTTTCCACCATTAAATGGAACCATATTATTATGTTCAAAATCTGTTGATGATATATAATCACCTGTTAAAGAATAGACTTGTTGAATATTATTACCAACCTTTTGTCCAGCCTTTAATTCTTTTTTATAATTATTTTGATCAAAATATTTATCAGTTGCTGAATTAGGATTTTCATACTTTTGAACAGTATCTGTTAATTCAGCACTATCTAAAACAGGATAATTTTTTGGAGGAATATCAGTATTAGGTAATCTTGGGACTCGTTGATCCATATTACCGAACTCTTCTTTTCTACAATCTCTATTTTCATCTTTATTTGAAATTACGTATAATCCAGCTAGTGCTACTAATGGGATAACTTCCATATATATATAAAAGTATTATTTTTTTATAATATTTTTATACGATTCTTAAATATCTGTTTTATAAATACTTCCTCGTATATTTTCGATTGGTTCATTTACTGGAAGTGGTCTAGGTAAAATATCTGTCGCTGGCATACAAGGCATTTGTTGAACAAAATAATCTTTTTCTAATATTCGCGTGCTTGTATTATTCTCAAAGGGTATACATGTATTTTCTTGTGGGTTTAATGGTAATGTATACCAATCTACCTGTTCTAAATCGCGAGCGGTCCATGCTGGCATTATAGTTCGTGATTGTTCAGTATACAATTTAGAATTATTTGGATAACTAACTGATTGTGAACGAACATTATACATTCTATATTCGTCTTTTCCTAAACAATCCTTACCTGCTTTTTTATTCACACCCATTAATTCACTTTCTAAATCTATACAATTTGTCATTAAATTAGCACCCCATTTCTGAACACGAATATGAGGATCTTCCATATAATCTGGTTTTGCACCATTACCAGGCACATTCATTACCCATCTACCTGGATCAGTAGATTGTTGTAATTGTTTTTTAATTCTGCATTCGTCACTATTAAATCTAGTAGATGCCATATTATTATTACTATATATTTTATATAATTATAATATTCTAATTATAATTAATATAATTAATATAATTAATATAATTATTAATATTTAAAGTTTTTCATTTTTAATATATCATAATGTCAGGATCCACAAAACGAAGCACTATATGTTTGAATATGATTGTAAAAAATGAAGCACACATTATTGAAGAAACACTTAAAAATCTATCTAAATATTTTAAGTTTGATTATTGGGTAATTGGAGATAATGGGTCAACAGATGGTACACAAGACATTATTCGAAACTTTTTCAAAAAACAAAATATTCCTGGGGAATTGTATCAAGATGAATGGGTTGATTTTGGACATAATAGAAGTGAAGCTATTAAAAGAGCATATAATAAAACAGATTATGCTTTTATATTTGATGCTGATGATTCTATACATGGAAAACTTGTAATACCTGATGTTTTAAAACACGATAACTATTTATTTACATTTGGACATCCTTCTAGTGTTCAATATTGTCGTTCTTTATTGGTGAATAATAGACGAAAATGGAAATGGGTTGGTGTTCTTCATGAATATATTACACATGATGATAATTTACCTTTAACCAATCATACGTTTGGAGGCGATTATTTTGTTATATCAGGGCGTTTAGGCTCACGAAATAAAGATCCTGAAAAATATTTAAAAGACGCTAATATATTAAAAAAGGGTTATTATAAAGCTCTTGAAGAAAATGACCCTATATCTAATCGTTATGTTTTTTATTGTGCACAAAGTTATAAGGATGCTAATAAACCAGAAGACGCACTTACGTGGTATATTAAAACTTTATCAGCTAACGGATGGTCAGAAGAAAGATACTACTCTTGTATGATGATATATGATTTATGTTGTAAACTTGATCAAAAAGAACGCGGTATGTATTACTTAATAGAATCAATTAAATATTCACCTAGACGAGTTGAAACTATTAAAACATTAATTCAACATTATTGTTGTAATAATTTACCCCAGGTATCTTGGAGTTATTACACACTTATTCAACATTATTATGAAAATGAAGCATTAACTGATAATTTATCTACTAAATTATTTGCAATTAATGTTGATTATTACTTTAATTTACCTTATTTTATGATTATTGTTTCTGAAAATTTAAAACGATATGATACTGGAATTAAAATGTATCATATGATATTTCAAAAAAAAATGTTAGTAGACCAATGGTGGATCAAAAATTTAATATTTAATTTACAATTTTTTATTGATAAAGTTGATAAGATTACTTATCCTCATTTCTTTGAACAACTAGAAGAATATTTAATTGTTTTACAAAACGCCAATATTAATTTAGATTCAGAACTATTATTAAGATATAGTAAATATGGATTAAAACTTGATAAATTAAATATGCCCATATCTCACGAAACAACTTCAGAAAATATTAAACAAAGTAATAAGGTTTTAATATTTGCCGGATATGGTGGAATTACATGGAATCAATCTTATCTTGAAAATCATTCACTTGGTGGTTCCGAAACTGCTGTTGTTAATATTGCTCGGTGTTTACCTAAACATTTTGAAATATATGTTGCTGGAAATGTTACAGAAGAAACTATAGATAACGTAACATATGTTCATAATTTTAATTTAAGTAAATTAATATCTAATAACCACTTTCATACCATTATTATTTCAAGATATATTTCTTTTATGGAATCATATCCCATGTTCCAAACAAATAATTTATATATATGGGCACACGATACAGTATTATCATCATATGGATGTAACGTTAATGATAAATCTATACTAAAAAAATGGAATAATAAAATAGATGGCATAATATGCCTCACCGAATGGCATAAAGGTCATTTTGAAAATCACTATCCAGAATTAAAAGGCAAAATTCAATTAATTAATAATGGTCTTAATCTATCGATATTTCCTACAATTAGTCAAAAAATACCTCATAGTTTTGTATATAGTTCTTGCTCAGAAAGAGGCTTAGATGTTCTTTTAGATTTTTGGCCTCAAATATTAGAAAAGTGGAACGACGCACAATTATTTATTTCTTCCTACAACCCTTTCCCCCAAAATGAAGCTGAACATAAAATGAATGTAATAATTGAAAAACATCCAAGTATTACACATTTGGGTAAATTATCTCAAAAAGAATTATATCAACGTATGGCTATTACCGAGTTTTGGTTATATCCTACTAGTTGGCCTGAAACATCTTGTATAACTGCACTAGAAATGTTAAAAAATCGTGTAATTTGTTTATATTATCCTGTAGCTGGATTAGTTAATACTTTAGACAAGTATGGTATACAAATAAATAAGGATAACGCATTAACTACACTTTTTTCATTAACTGAAAATAATAAAACAGAAATACGAGATTTGGGTGAACAATATGCAATAGAATGTAGCTGGAAAAATAGAGCTGATAAATGGAATGATATTGTTCTAAGAAATAGAAATAATGATATTAATATGATTAATAATACTAATAATGCCCACACTATTACAAATATAAGTCCCACTAGTAATAAGTCTACGGCATCCGCAATTAAAGAACAATATAAAGATAGACCTATATTAGCTGTATATCACTCACCTTTGTTTAATATAAACATATTAGTAGAATATCTTCGTAATTATAATCTCGAAGATAAATATTATTTATTATGCAGTCCCGATATTGATATTATTAAAGATGTTGATCCTGAACGTATTATCATTATTAATACAATATTTGATGATTCTATATTTACATATTTTCCTAATAAAACTATAGAATTGTTAAACATAGATCATTTAAATTATAAATTTAAAGTGGATAATATAAAAAATATTTGCGATAATTACAAAAATATTAATATATTAGACTATAACCAAGCAAACATAAATATATTAAAAAAACACAATATTGATGCTACCTGTATCCCATATCAGTTTAATCATCGTGAAAATGAAAGTCTACACAAATTATACCGAATCACTCCCAAAGAATATGATTTTGGTATAATTGTATCTAATCAGTCACTAACTACTATGCTTCCTTTATCACCAAATAGACGAAATAAGGTTGTACAATTTTTAATGGAAAATAAATATTCTGTCAATATTATTCAAGGTTGGGGTATTGATAGAGATAAAGAATTAGCAAAATGCAATTTTATATTAAATATTCATGGACAATTATATGATGAAAATGATCCACCTTTATCTAGAACAAATCGTATGTTTGAACATTTACGATGTGATCGTTTATTAAAAGCAGAATATAACATATTATCAGAAGATTGTGAAGATTTAGATATTAATTTTATTAATAAATATAAAAGGTTACATATTTGTGATTATAAACAATTTTTTGATTGTAATTTTCTTAATAATATTCTTAATAACATAAATGATAATGAAAAAAAAAATAATGTATTTGATTCTTTAACACCTGAAATAAGGGTTATAAATAACGAAAAACTAAATGAGTATGAAGAAATGTATTCAAAAGAAACCACTATTGATAATAGCAAACCTATTTGGGTAATTTTTTATGGTCCTGTGTTTGGTATACGTGCTATGTCTGATTATTTTAGATCGATAAATCAAGATAACAAATATACTATTATTGCTACTCGTGATATTGATCTTATTAAAAAGTTCAATCCAACACGTTTAATGTGTACACATCAAATCTTTGAGCCAAAAATTATGGATTTATATCCAGAAGTTTTTGTGGAATTATTAAATACAGAACCATTATCATATGATTTTCGTCTTACTGAATTATTAGCCGATAAAAAAAGATATCCTAATATGAAAATATTTGATTATAGTCAATCTAACATAAGTATTATGAACCAATATGATGTTACAGATATTGCTCATTTACCTTATGGAAATAATATCCTAGAATCTATCGCATTAAACAACTTATACAGAAAAACAGAAAAAATATATGATTTCGGAATCATGGTTTCAGGTAATTGCACTTCAAATATATTACCTATTA